AAAGTCATCTACGTATTCGAGAAGCTGCGAAGTTGTGATGGAGTAATTAAGAGCCTCCATCGTATCGTAAAGTTCGTTAGTAAACGCACCGTACTGGTCAAGCGTCTTAAGCAGAACTTCACTCGAGAACCATTCGTCACTAAGGCTCTGGTTAAAGTTCGTGACGCTTACTTCATGGTTCTTTAAAGTCTCGTAAAGCCCGTCACCTTTTTCCTTAAGTGTACCAAGCTCTACAGCCGTATCAATAGCCGTCTGTTTGAACTCAGCAGTCGCCATGTTAGCGTTCTCGATAGACTTCCAGTCCATGAGTTTAACTGAGCCGACAGCAATAGCCTGCGAAAGGTTATACATCGCTCGGCTTGCTTCACCAACATTAGCACCTGAAATAGCAGCCCAGTTTGAAATGCCCTGCATTGACGTTACAGCATCATCAAGTTTAACGTTATTGCTCGTAAACTTACCAATGTTGCTTACCATGTCAAGGAAGTTGTAGGAAGTTTCGTCAGTGAACCAGTTCAGTTTTTCAAGCTGGCCATTGACGAACTCCATCTGCTCGCCCTGATCGGCGAAGTCCTTGGCAGTAGCCGCCATAATAGTCTGAACAGCGCTTGTCTTTTCTCCGTATTTACTGAAACCTGCGGTAATCTGATCAACGCTTACGGACTTTACAAACTCTTCGACCTTATTCTTAGCCTTGATTGCTTCATCTGCAATCCAAGCAAAAGCAACGACAGACTTAAGGTCATTTAACGCCCCTCTAAGATTGTGAACGCTGTTTGTAACAGAATTCACATCTATCTTATGAAGAGACGCGTTCATGTCGTCAAAGTTTTTAGAAGAGGAAGTGAAGTTAAACGCTTTCTTAAGTTTCTCTAATGTAGATAAGCTGGTAGTAGCATTTGACTCAAAGTTTGAGTTATTAAGCTCAAGCTCAACTATCTTTGAGTCAACAACGTTACCGTTACTCATACACGTGTAACCTCCTTCCATGCATTTTCAACAATTTCGTCAAATATCGGTTGAATGGCGGGGTTGATGTAGTCTCTTCCTTCTACCCAGCCACCGGTTCCAGTTCCATGCCCGTACTGCAGAATAATAGCAATGTTAACGCCCTTATTAATGTTGTCGTTATGGAAGTTAAGTTTAGCTCCCTGAGGGCCATTTTGAATTTCGTAACGCCAAGACGAAGCAGTAACTCCAGAATCCACCGGGGTTGCTGAAGACAGCGCCGAAACGCCTTCCTGTCCGTATTTGTCAAGGATTCCGAGCCTTAATTTCTCTTTGGCTCGCTCTAGCCATCTTGTAACTTTCGAAAAGTCGCCCTTAGAGGTGATCTTAATACCCGACATAAGCGTTACCCCCTCGTATGGTACTTAGCTTTTCTGGCTTCATTCCTTGCCCTATTCATTTCTGCTATCTGCCTTGCGTTCATCTTCTTACTGGGCTTATTCTTTTCAGAGCAAACCCTAATCAGCATGATCAGCCTGTTAATGTGCCACTTCTGAAACTCAACCGGCACATTGTAAGCTATCATCCAATAGTAAATCAGTTCAGAGGTGATGTATTCCCCAGACTGTTTCTTATCGTTTCCGAGCGAGTTGATCTTAGTTGCTGTCATTGGATCGGCAATGTAATCATTGATCCTCTGAACTTCAGAAGCAGGAATCCTTCTATACACCAAATCGTCAACTTCCTGATTGAGCGTCATGCACTTAATATAGTCGTAGATCTGCTCGTCGTTCTTCTCCGTTTCAAAGAACGGTAAATGCCACTTGGATTCCCACTTCGAAATGGAAATGAGAGAATGCTCAAGCTTTAAAGTAGCAGGTTTCGTGTAGAAGAACTCTTCCTTCTCTTCGTCCCACCATTCACCACCGGGAATAGTTATTTGAAGCATTCTCTCACCTCACAGTCTATTTATTTGACAACCTCAAGCTGGGCTGCCTGTGTTTTCTTCTTAAGTTCTTCAGCAAACTTAGCCGGAAATACGTTATAGATAAAAGCTTTCATAAGATCCTCAGATCCGGGTCCTACGAACTTATCGATAACAGCATCGAACGCTGCTGACTGCCGGAAGTCGTTACGTTTCTCTTCACTCTTACGGAAATACTTGGCATCATCACTCATTTCGCCGTAAGAGAACAGGACAAGCTTTCTAAGCAGCATGTACATGTCCATCAAACGCTCTTCTTTCATGAGCACTGCAATGTAGTCAGCATTAAATTCCGGATCGTCCTTTGCCAGATTCAAAAGTTCGTCTTCGGTAAAGTTAAATCTGAAGGTTTCTTCCTTTTTTTCGCCAAGGAAGTTCGGGTATTCTACTGTAAGTTTAAACATTCGTTTTCTCCTTTCATTAAATAAGGACCGCCAGCCTTACTGAATACGGTCCAAAACAGGTCATTTTGAATTTTCAAACAAAAGATCAATCTGCCGCTTCTTCGATAATGGTCTTGATCTCGTCCGGGAGCGGAAGTCTTGCAGCAGTGCCGGTTCCAGTTCCACCCTGAGCCGGATCGGTTCCATAAAGAACGTTTTCAATAGCGGTAAGCTGAGCATCAGTAAGTTTCGTCGAGTCGATTACAACAACAGAAGTCGGCTTGTGGCCTTTGACGTTAACAGGAGTTGTGGTAATCGTGAAGCTCGGGTTAGCAGCTTCAGGAGAGTCATTAACTGTAGAATGGCTGGTCTCAGACGGAGAAGCCTGGCAGTTATATACGCAGTGGATCTTATAGCCCTTGCTTGTACCCTCAGTGTCATTACCGATCAGGGTACGATAGCAGAAGCCAAACGGCTTTCTTGTCTGCTGACCGATGGATACACCATCGAGCAGAGAAGCTTCACCGTTGTTAACAGCAAATTCATCCGGATAGGTATAGCACTCGATTGTCAGGCCATACTCTTCAGCAGAGATCAGGTTCAGGTACTTAATGTTGTCAGCGTACAGAGCTGTAGACTCAGCACCGGACGGAGACTCATTAACCGCAGTAAGACCAGACCAGGCAACACCATTAACAAATGCGTTCTGGGCGTCAAGCTGGTAAAGGACGCCTCTGTCAACACCAGTTTCGTAAATATGCTCACCAATTTTGTCCCATTCAAGTCTAGGCATATATGTGTCCTCCTTAATAATAGATTATGAAAACATCATGATTTAAGTTGTCTGCATAGTAATGGCGATTATAGCTGCAAAGCGGCAGCTTAAGAATCGCCTTAGTAATCTCACTATCCGGATTACGGTCAATTACTGTTATCTGATAGCCGATTTGTATTCGGTAGGGGAGATTGTCGGCATGATCAGTATCAGTTCTCGACCGTTCATAACGGATAGCTGGATACTGCATCTTCACACTCGACGGAGGCTGATAGTACACATGGGCTCCGTAAGTGCTGGCAATCTCTTTCAAGAGATCGTCAAGTTCAATCCGTCGGTCCATTGTATACACCTCCAAGAGTGAGTAAAAGACGCGGTGCTTCTACGGTTACATTAGTGACTTCCCACTTAGTTCCCATATACACCGCGTATCTAATGGCATGGAAGTTTTCGTTAGCGTAAGCATCAGCCAGAATGCTAATCTCGTTGTTAATGGTAAGGTCGTCAAGCATCTTATCAGAAGACTCGTAACGCCTTGAGTTCCTGCGAACGTCGCCGTAGTACCACCCTTCACGTATGACTTCTTCTGTCACGCTGTGCTCGTCCTCTACCTGAGTAGCAAAGCCAATCGGCCCGTAATACTTATTCAACTAATCACCTCCATTTAGGCCATTTTGATTTTTAGATCATTCACCGTCACCAGTATCTTCGCTGTTTCCGGTTTCGTTACCAGTGGTTCCGGAAGTAACCTGCTCCTCAATAGCGATTGCAGAGTAGATTCTGGTCAGGGCACCAGACTGTCTTCCTTCCAGAAGGCTCTTCTGCTGGTTGAAGTCGATATCGAACTGAGTGAAGTGAGTCACCTGTCCACCCTTGGTAGCGCCAAGAGAGTAGTCAGCCAGGTTCACGATCAGGGCATTCAGCTGCATCGTCTTGCCGTTAACGGTTCTGGTCAGGTTCTCAAACTTATCAACAGTGTAGATGTTGCCGACGTTGAACGCTGTAGCCAGTTCCTGCTTAGAGGAATAGATTCTGCGGCCGTTCCGGTCTCTGGCCAGAAGCATAACGTTCAGTTTGTGCGGATGAATGAACATATCCGGTGTGCCGCTGCCTTTGTAGTCCTCACGAGAATACAGGCAGGCGTTAATCATGGCTTCCGCTTCCTTATAGTTGTCACCAAAGTATCCGGTGGTATTAGAACCCTGAAGATTGTCCTTCTCGTTGGTCATATCGTAGTGGATTGTGTACAGATCATCGTCTGTCCAGATCGGTCTGATATGCTCCGGGAAGATTCTATCCGGATCAGCGTCGTCTCTGCCATCACCGATCATGATAGCGGTAGCCAGCTCTTCGTTGTACATCATGCGGTCGATGTTGTACAGGTACTGAACATAATCGAAATCGGTAATATCAACGATGTCGTCACGATGCAGGGCGTTCTTAACATAGATCGTCTGCGGATCGGTTGTACGTCTTGCCAGTTTGATGTTACCGGTCTCGGTCTTTTTGCGGCCTTTCTGGTAACCCTTAGCACGAAGCTGCGCGGCAACGTCAGAAGATCTGCGGATGTCAACCTGGCTCGTTCTGATGCGGGAAATCGGGCTCTTATGTACTTTTGCCATAACAGTACTGATCCATCCCTGGTCGTCAGTTACCAGTTCAGGAGCGCCCGGGCGAACGTCTTTGTATTCCGGCAGGATCGCGGTAAAGGACGTATACATAGAGTCGATGCCTTCTTCTGCAAGCGGTGTAGTGTTGTCAAAGCCTGCTACCGGAGCGGCTGCATCAGCGTGCATCAGCTCGTTGTCTTCCATGAACTGCTGCATAGCCATTTTAAAGGTTCCAAGGCGGCTGTCTTTA